CTCAGCTTCCGGACCGGGATAAAGGAAAATCGTTGCATCAACGCAGTACGGGATAATTTCGGCGCTACGCACCGTCAGGCGGTCCGCCACCGGCCGCACGTTCTCACTGTTAAGCGCCTGCTCCACGACAGCCAGCAGATCGGCTCCCGCAGTGCCGTCACCCTCCCGGCTCAGTACGGTCAGCACCACCTCCGCCGGGGCCGGGCTGGTTGCGCTGGCATCCGCCACGCGCCCGTCCGCGCTCTTAGCGTGAAACTCATAGGCCGCCGTCGGGCCCGCAACGGACAGCCCCTCAAATGCAGCAGGAACACGCAGGCGCAGCGCCTCATCACTTTCCATCACCGCTGCGACCGGCGGCACCGCGTCATTGTCGGCAGGTGTAACCGTCAGGCGCTTCACGTTGTAGTTGGCCGCCATCTGATCGAGATCGCCACCCATGGCATACGCCACCATGACCGCCTGCGCCGCCTCGTTAATACGCTGGCGCAGCAGGATTTCCCGGTACGTATTTTCCTGCAGTTGTTTGGTGATGGGTTCAGATTCCAGCTCAAGCGTGCGCCGCACCGCGTCCTGTTCATCTGCTGGATACAGGGCCACAAAGGCGGCCTTACGCTCAGCCAGCAGGGATTCAAAGTCCGGCACGTCAACGATCTGCGGCGCGGGGAGCTGGGAAAGGTCAATGACTGCCATTGTCTGCTCCTGTTGATACCGAAAGGGAAACAGGTGCGCCGTTATTGCGCTTCCCGGTTAGCTCAACCACCATGGAGCCGTCAAAGCTGTTGTTGATGGTGATGGAATCCAGCGTAAGCCGTGGCTCCCAGCGGCTCAGGGCCACATACACCGCAGACATGACCTGCAGGCGCAGCGCCGGGTTCTGCGGCTGGTCTATCAGTTCAGACAGAAGGGAACCGTATTCCCGCCGGGCAATGCGGCTTCCCTGCGGGGTCAGCAGAATATCCCGGATCGACTGGCGCAGGTGGTCCGTGTCGGTAATGGCCCTGCCGTTGTCCTGGCTCATGCCAGTATACAGCGTCATACCGGGCCCCCTGACGTATCGCCGCCGGACTTAACGCCGGTGTGACCGTGTTTATCCACCACGATCCCGTTAGAACTCATAGCGCCGCCGCCCTGGGCGACGCCGCCGTTAATCACGACTTCGCTGTTAATGCGGGTATTATCAGCCTCCACCACAAACTCACTGGTTTTCAGGGTGATATTGTCAGCCGCCTCGATCACCATGGATTTGATACCTTTTACGTGCCAGCGTCCGGTGGCGGGCTCGTACTCAAACCAGCCCCCGTCCGGGTATTCCGTCACGCAGCCGTCCACGGAATCCGACGGCGGCGCAAACTGATTGGAGTAAATGGCAGGCAGCGCAAAGGCGGTTTCAAGGTTCCCGCCCATGCTCAGCACCACCACCTGTTCATCCGGCGACGGGCACCACCAGGTGCGGCCGCCTCCGGCCCGCAACGTCAGCCAGTTAATCCAGTTGGTTTCAAGCTCGCCAATCTTTACCCGGCACAGCCAGTTTTCCCGGTCCACTTCGGTCACTGTACCGGTGCGGATCAGGTTGGTGATAAGGCGCATGATTTCGGTCAGTTGTGCATTCATGGTTTGTATCATTGACGAGAATGCCTAACTTCATCCACAATCGACGTATGTATGAGCATTGATACAATTCCTACATTAATTTGAGAATCTAATATGCACTCTGAACATTATAATTCTTTGGATAGAATATCATCACTTTACTTTATTAAAGCAGATGCTCTTTTTAGAACTATCGTATTCCAAAACATAGCAATATCTCACGCCATTGAAGATGTTAACCCAAAACTTTATTCCGCTTATAAAAACCTAGAGTCTTTTCTAGAGAAATATTCTCCAGAAGTTTCAGACAAAGGCATTAGGCACGACTTAGTCGAGAAACATATGCCGTCCTTATGCTTTAGTTCATTAGTGTCAGCTTTTGAAGATTATATAATTGAAATTACGAAGTTAATTTTCATACTTAAACCTGATAACCTTGACAAAATCAAATGTGATTATGGAACCTATAAATCATTATCCAAAGAAGACCTTTTTGACTATCTTGTCAATGAAGGCGTTTCAAATCTCACATTTGGCTCAGCAAAGGAATATATAAATAAATTTTGCAAAACCACATGCATAGATAAAAAACAAATAGAACCATTTTTAAAGCAATACATCGAAATCAAAGCAAGACGTGACACAGGGGTCCATAATAATTGGATAAAGGATGCCAGATACGAGAAAAAACTAGCAGAAATCGGTATTAAACCAAATGAAAGCTGCTATTTAACTCCAGATCTTGAATATTTTAGATATGCCTTTAATTTATGCGGAGAACTTGTAAAAATAATTAGCAATAACATTTCCACACAGTTATTAGATGAAGGCGCGTTATTCAAAATAGAGACATCAGTGACTGATGGCTCATAATAGCCATTGTACCAAAATATCTTTTATAGAGTCCTCAATACTCTTATTTAACCCTAGCAACCGTCGCTCTGCATACACCACCTCGGGCCCCTTACGGTTTACACGATCACGTAAGCCGTAATGGTGAACCCGCGCAATATGCTGTACCTGCCCCGCAAATTCAACAATGGCAGAATCCGCACTGGCAGCGGTTTTCAGGTATTTAGCGGTGCGAAGTTTTGCAAACATCTGGCGCTTGATGCGGCCCTTTTTGCTGCGGGCCGTTACCCGGCGCGGCTCGTATCCGCTCCCGTCCGGGTTTCGCTGCAGCCTGATATTCTGCTGCTGCCTGCGGCGCAATTCCTGCGCCAGCTGACGCATCATGCGGCTGCGCGCGGCAGGCTCCAGATTCGCCAGCAACGCCGCCAGCCAGTCATCCACCCTCTGCAGATCACCCATGCTTCACCGTCCACATTTCTTCCGGTATGTTCGGTTCCGGCACAGCTTCAACGCTCGACACGCCCCCGTCAGTGCTGACCAGCACGCGCTCCGTCAGCTGCAGGTTCAGGCTGATATCGCACACATCATTGCGCAGAATATCCACGTCAAAGGTAAACAGCTTTTCGCGCAGCTCAGGGTTATTAATGGCATCCGGCTGATTGTCCGTGAGCCAGAGCAGAACGGGAGCCATCAGCAGATTCTGGTCCCCGCTGAAATCCTCGATCACCACGTTCAGGGTGTAGCGGTATTCCCATGACATGGAGCTGGCCCCGGTTGCCACGAGTGAGCCGTTATCCACAAACAAGTGCAGTTTGTCCGGGTTACTGCGGACATACGGCACCGCCTTATTCAGGGCGCTGCGTAAAGACTGCGGCTTGTTCACTGTCTCGCTCCTGACACGCAATTATCGTGTCCACTTTGTCAGCACATGCCGCCCAAGCGGCCTCCGTTTCATCCAGCACAGCATTCAGCTCGCCGTTACTGCGCGGCGCTGACCTTTCCAGGCGGCACTGCGTCACTCTGGGACAACCACTCACGATAAGCTGCACCTCCGGCGAGGGCCGGACGCTCCCGCAGCCGGATAACGTCAGCAGGCAAAGGAGTGTCAGCCCAGCGGCGCAAATCCTCATTTTCACGTTTCAGTTCCTCTATCCGGTGTTGACGGTTGCGCAGCAGCGCGGAGGTCTGCTCCGCCGCCGCATAGAGCCGCGCCTGCTCCCGGCTGTTGGTTTCAGTCAGAATGGAAAGGCCGATCAGTTGGCTATTTTTCTTCATCAGTTCCTGCGCTTTGCTTTTCAGCGCCGCGCCCTGCGTCTCGATGGTGTGCCTGGCAGTGATAAGCCGCCACGACTGCCAGCCCAGTGCCGAGAGCATCAGCGCCAGAACCACCACTAATGCACGCCTCATAGCCCAGCACCTTTAAGGCACCAGGCCAACTCCCGCGCGCGGCGGTTCTCCAGCCCTTTATTTTTCTTGCCATTGACGTAAACCCAGCGCGGCAGCTCGTTACATGCCTGCCACCACTGCTGGCGGTTGATGTAGGACACCATGGTGGATCGGCATATTGCGCCGGTGCCCACGTTGAATCCGATGCTTACCAGCGCATCGTAAACATGCTGCGGGGGCCTGACCTTCAGGCAGGCATCCAGCCTTTTTTCCGTCAGCAACACATTGCTGATTAACCCCTGCGCCGCCTGCCGTTCCGTGATGGTTTTGCCTGGCACCACGCCTGACGTATTGCCGATCCCGTCAGTCCAGACACCCGCGCTGCACTGGTAAGGCTGCAGGCGGCACCCCTCAAAATCAGCTAACAGCTTCAGCCCCTCGACGGAGGTATTCAGCGACTGGAAACCGGGCAGCGTGGCGGCGATAGCCAGCACCACCCCGACAAGGCAGCGTTTAACGATTGAAGGATTCATATTCCCCCCGCGTGATTTGCCCGTCGCGCAGCAGCTGGTAGGTTTTGTGCTTGTAGTACCAGTTGATAGCCAGCATCAGCACACCAATCAGCACGCCGCCAACCGTTGAAGCATCCTTAAGCGACAGATCGCCCAGCCATGCCAGCAAAACAGCGATGCAGTACGTGATAAAGGCGCTGATTCGTTCAAGCGTCATAATTCAGTCCCATAGCTGGACGGTCTGCGCCGTGGTTGTCGCCGGAATATCCGGCAGCTCCACCTGCAGTCCGTGCGGTAAAAAAGGGCCATACTCAGCCAGCCCCGGATTTGCCTGCAGAACCTGCTCGGTGACACCCTGCGTGCGCCCGTAATGACGCCAGCAAAGCGCGTCCACCGTGTCATACTGGTGCGCACGCACTTTCATCAGATAAGCTCCACCGTGCAGTGCGGTGCATCCTGCACCCGGCTGATAGCCCATCGGGCATCACGCCACAGATCGCCGCTGGCCTCCGCCAGTTCCTCCCCTCGCTTTACCCCGGACGCCGTGGCGTCATAATCCTGATAACGCTCATTGAGCACGGCGCGCGCCCAGCAATACACGGCGTTAAGGTAGTGCTGGATGCGCTCACTTTTGCCGTCCAGCATTTCCGCCGGCACGTCAGCCAGATCCCGGTAGCCCAGCATCTGCTGGCGGTTGCGGAAGTCGTACAGCTCAGCGTTAACTTCGGAAATGGCTGTCAGCGCAACCTGCCTCAGACGGGGCTGCGTCACCGTGCCGTCAGTGCGCATCACGCTGCGAAATTCCGACAGGTCCACATCAGGCCAGAACGGCGTATTTTTAATAACGTCCGCCTGTTCCGGTGCCTGTTCTGGCGCAATAAACTGCATGCGGCTTTCTCCTGAAATAGTGGGCGGTGGATGGGGTTTTGATGTGGCAGTGCCTTTCGCCACCCCGTGCCGCCCGTGCGCGGGGCACGTTCGTTAGCGGCTGTCACTGCGCAATCTGCGCTCCAGCTGCTGCTTTTCTTTTTTCACGCCGCAGCGGGGATCGAGCTGCAGCGCATGGGTCAGATGATTAAGGGCAGAAGCCGGGTTGCTTTCGGTCAGTACCGCGCCGATGGCTTTGTGCAGGCGTGCCCGGGACTGGTCCGGCATATCCAGATCGGTAGTCAGTTCCAGCGTCTGCAGGAGCAGATCGGCATCAAAACCGGCGGCGGCCAGCAGGGCGCCTTGTGCGGCGTCCGCCATTTCTTCCGCCAGAACGGTCTGCACGTTGCGGTTGCCCAGCGGCATCACCCAGCCATGGCGCAGCGCATGGCGCCCGATTTCCAGCGCACCGGCATAATCACCGGCATCGATACGCCACAGCATCACGTACATCAGCACGTCATCCTGCTGCGCACCTCCGGCAGCCAGCACGCCCTCCGCCCATGCGGCATACTTCGGCAGAAGCTCCACCTTGATTGCCGCCTTTTTCACGGTGGACTGGATACCCTTAAGGCGGCGGCGGTCTTCTGCCAGCTGCAGCAGCATCAGGTCATAGCCGGACGCATGGCGAACACTGCCGCCCTCCCGGGCGGCCTGTTCGGCCTGAATGCGCAGGCGGTGCTGCCGTGCGGGACTCAGGCTCATGCATTACTCCCCACCTTCCGGCGCAGCTGGCGCGCTGAAATCACCGATTTCGATATTTTCGACCAGGGCCGCGCAGCGATAATCTTCAATCACATACGCTTCGTTGACGGATTCGAAGTTCTCAATCCGGTCACGTTTCGGGTTGTCGATAACAGAACGGCGGCGGGTGTCCTCCTGCCAGTAGATGGACAGGTTATCCAGACGGGTGATCAGCAGGGCATTGGCCGGGAAGAACGGCGCACGCACCGCCTGCAGGCCGCCCATGCGCTTCTGGCTGATAATCAGATCGGCGGCAATTTTCTCGCTGTTTTCCTGCTCTTTGTTAACCAGCGGGAAATACTTATCGGACAGCAACTCGCGGCCGCAGATAACAACCAGCTCGTCATCGTCCTGATACACCACGTCGATCAGCTCGTTAACCGCATCCATCACCACGGCGTCCAGGTTGGCATAGTCGCCGCCCTTGCCCACCTTTACCGCGCCTGCGGTGGTGGTGCCGTCCTGGGTGGTGCTGCCCATAACGTGGTCCGGCGCGTCTTCGCGGATTTTCTGCAGCCAGCCCTTATTCACGTCCTGCAGCAGCGGGTTTTCTGCGCGGTTGGAGGTTTTGGCGCGCTTCACACCGTTAAAGCCAATCATGATGCGGTCCAGCGCCTGGCGCTTGACGATGGCGTTACGGATACGCACCTGGAAGTCCTGGAATTTCGCCCACAGGTCCAGCTTTGCGTAGGTCAGCACCGTGTCAAAGTTGGTCTGTTCGCATTTATATTCCACGTCCTCCATCAGCATCGGATCGGTAGGTTCGCGCTCTTTGGTGTTGGTGTCGGTGGTTCCGGCAATGGTGGAGCCAACGCCCAGGCCAAGCAGCTGGCCGGACTGTTCCGCAACCGGCGTGATGTTAATCAGCGTCAGAAAAGCGGCGGACTGCTGGATCTGGTCTTCCAGCGTCTGCTGCACGGACGGGTCCACGGTGAACTTGCTGGAAAGTTCTTCCACTTCCACGTTGTTCAGGCGTGCCAGTTGCTGCAGGTAGGCGTTAAAGGCAAAGCGGGTATTCTTTTTCATCGGGTTTTATGCTCCATCAGCAATTGGTCAGGGTGCCTGCCGGTGCGTCACCGCCCGGCGCGCGC